ATTGGAGCGTGTGGGTCGGTGTCGCACCGCCGCTGTTCGGCTGGTCGCCGTCTATAGCCTGCTTCACACGCGAAATTTGATGACCGAGATACATTCCGGCCCCGAGTTCCTCGATCTTGCCAAACGGCAGGACGGGGACGGTCAGGCGGTCTAGGGCCGTGGGGTCGAGAAATGCCATGTAGCGAAGCTGGAACCCCGGCAGCGCCTTGGCTCCGATATCCAGAAAGGGTTTGAGCGTTGAGCCACCACCCATGCGAGCGCCATACAGCGCGGCGATCTCGCGCGCCTTCGCCGGCGCCCCCCCCGTAAGAACGAACCGCGTCTCTCTGCGACCGTCCGGGAACTCGATGATCTGGTTGTTCGCCTTGATCCCGGTGAGGAGGAACCCCGACGCCCGATAGATCGTCCCGTCGCCGCATTGCGTGGCGTCCGAGAACGACACGACCCATTGAATGTGCGGGTATGCCTTGCGGATCATGCGGAACGCGACGCCGATTGCCCGGCTTTCGCTATTCCGTGGCAGGCGCTCCGAGAACGCCATCCGGTTCAGTTCCAGAAAGCCGTTCCAAGGCGTGTCGCGCACCAGGCCCTGCATTTTGCGCTTATCCAGCGACGGGCCGAACGACATAGCGCCCTCAAGGCGACCGTCCAGAAACGCGCCGAGGTGCAGTTGGCTGTTGTTGACGACCTTGCCGCTGTAGTGGACCCGCCGGATCAGCGCCGCCGCGTCGGACGCCTTGATCGGGGCGATCCGAACGTCCTTAGCTGTCGCCATGACGCGCCTGATAGTCCTCGCAGATACGGGCAAGGGCGTTGCCGTTGCCGTTGGCGTTCTGGCTCCCGCTGTAGGCGCTGGCCAGGCCCGCCGTCGACATGGCCGCCCGAACCGTGGCGACCTGATCATCGTGCAAGGTAAATGTCATGGTCTGGAAGGGTTGCCGTTCGCCATCTCGAAGGGGCGGCATTTCATCCAGTGCGGTCGGCTGCGCGAGCAGTCCTTCAAGTTCGCCGGCGTCGAAGCCGATGACGTCCAAGCCGTAGCCGCCACGCGCCAGTTCCTCAATCTCGGCACGGAGGGCGTCGTCATCCCAGCCGGCGTTCATGGCCAGCTTGTTGTCGGCGATCACATAGGCCCGGCGCTGGTCTTCGGAGAGGTGGTCGAGGACCAGGACCGGGACGGTCTCAAGCCCGAGGGATTGAGCGGCGAGAACCCGGCCGTGACCGGCGATGATCCCGCCCTCGGCATCGACTAGGACCGGGTTGGTGAAGCCGAACTCCCGGATCGAGGCGGCGATCTGCGCGACCTGGGCCTCGGAGTGCGTCCGAGAGTTTCGGGCGTAGGGCGTCAGGTCTGCAATCGGTCGCTGATCAAGGTCTTTCGGGGTCATGCGTCCTCAAGTCTTCGCCCCGACCGCGCCGGTTGGATCGCTGCTCTGTCGGGCTTTAATCGGTCGATCACCGCGGGGTCGGGGCGAAGGGGAGACCTCAACACCGGAGGATCAAGCCCGGCGGCCCCGGAGGGTCTTGTAAGTCCCGGCGTGGGGCCAGCGGCTTGCCCGGCGATCCCATTTTTGAGCCTTCACCGGAAACGAAAACGGCCCCGGCCGGTGAAGGCTGGGGCCGATCTGGTCGCGTCTTGCGCGTATAGGCCTATGCACACGGCCACTGCTCCGTGTCAAGATGCGGTGTCCGGCGGAGCGCGGGGCGCCCTATGTGCTATTCCAGCCCATAGGCCACCGCAGCGCAGTCCAGCGCCAGGATCAGGGCCGCCGATATGCTGGCCTGAACGGAGCCGCTGTTGCTCAACGCCCGGAGGTTAGAGCCCTTCCCGGCGATCTCGCGCAAGGCCCAGACCGCCCGGCCGGTGCGCTCAACCGCCGTCCGGCCGTTCGGCCCCTTGAAGGTCCGGTCCTCGTCCTGGATCAGTTTCTCGAGGTCGCGGACGAATAGCTCCCGCTCCGTCCGCTTCGCCGCCCAGCCTTCGCCGCCCCGTGTGATGTTCCGGCTCTGGTCGATGGCCGGCGGGGTCAGCCCCTTCTCCGGGTCGAGGAGTTCGTAATCCGTGCGGAACCGAAGCCCCGCGGCGTATTGCCCGGGCGAGAGGGAGCGAGCCGTCATCAGGGTCTCGAGCCCGTCGCGCGAGGCGATCCGCTTCCGGCCTTCGTGTTCCTTCCGGTCGGAGGTCTCGATCTCCGAGCCACGGAGGCTTTCCAGCCCCACGGTCTCGGCGATGTCGTTCGCCACCCGGATTGACTGCTGCGCCGCCGCGATCTCCTGCTCAAGCCGGAGCATGGCCTCCCGGCCTTCCCGGCGGAGGCGGAGGTCGGGGGAGGCCTCGGCCTGGATCGCTTGCCGAAACCGCCGGGCCTGGCCCTCGTTGAGCCGGGTGCCGGAGACGACCAGCGCCTCGTTGTCGTTTGCGATCCCGGGCCCGTTGTCGTTCGCCCCGATCATCCGGGGGGCGGAGGCGCGGGCTTGGCGCTTCTTGCGTTGGCGGGCGGAGGTCATGCGGTCGGCTCCTCGTTGGCGGGGTTGGCGGCTTCGCGGGCTTCGGCCTCTATCGCCTTCGACACCGCGTCGGCGGCGTTCATCAGGGCGAAACGGATGGTCGATCCGATACGGGCGGCGGTGATCCGCGCGACTATCTCGGTCTGGATGGCGAGCAGGGTCATGCGGCGGCCTCCCGGCGGATCATGGGTGTGTCGTTTGCCGCCGCGACCTCGACCCGGATGCGTCGCTCGGCGAAATACCCGGCCAGCTCGGCCCGCAGCGTTTCGGCCACGGTCGCGTTGACGGCGAGGATCGTCCGGTCCGCGGCCCGCCAGCGGCAGTAATGGTCAAGCCAGCGCCGGGCGAAGGCGTCGTCCTTGAGCGCGACGATCCGGGCGCGGAGTTCGGGCGGGCCGTCGAAGCTCGGGGAGGAGTCGCCGCCGGTCTCCTCGGCTTGCCAGTTCAGGTGCTTCCCGTCCTTGAGCCAGACGGCCATGTCTGGGGCACCCTTGCCGCCGCACGTCTCGCCGACGTTCGGGGCGAACCGCCGGACCGCTGCGACCAGGCCCGCCCGCTCTTCGGCCGGCAGCTTGGCCCATACCGCCGCCGCGTTCGGCTTGGACGACCGGCCCTTGTGGTGGGGGTATTCCTTCCACGCGGCGTCGAAGGCCTCGGGATAGGACCTCGTCGTCGGCGCTTTCGTCGCTCTCGGCGACAAGGAAGCGTTAGCTTCCTCTTTCTTCTCTTCTCTTCTCTTATCTAGGGCCGTAAGCGATTGATTTTTGGCGATATCGGTGTCGAGAAGTGGCAGGTTCTGTCCGACACTTGCCGACTTCTCCCCGACTTCTCCCGACTTCTCCCCGACTTCTCGCCTTCCAGAGCGGGTTGACGCGGCCCCTTTCACGGCGTTGCGCTCGTCCTCGAAGGCCTCGTCGGAGACGTAGGTGCGGCCCCCTTCCTCGAAGGTAATCAGCCGGCCCTTGTCGATCAGCCGGTCGAGAATCGGGTTCAGCTTTTGGACCGCGCAACCGCACCAGTTGGCGATGAAGCGCCGGTCGTTTTCGATAGGCCGCCAAGTCGAATAGAGGAGGTCCAGAACGGTGTTGTAAACGCCCCGCTCCTCAAGGCTCAGGCCGATCATGCCGGAGAGGGCCTTGCTCGGGTCGCGCCGATAGAAGTTCTCGCGCTTGCTCATTCCCCGCTCCCGTAGCTAAACCGCCCGCCCTGGGCCTCGTAATCGGTCTCCCGGGCGAGGTTCCCGAACCGGGTCGTGTTCTCGTCGAAGGAGAGGCGGACGGTGCCGATAGGGCCGTGGCGCTGCTTGCCGACGATCACCTCGGCCTGGCCGTTGGCGAGGCGCGTCGCCTCCATCCACTCGAGGTGAGCCGTCGAGCCCGCCTTCGGTTCGGATCGGCCGAGATAGTAGCTCTCGCGATAGACGAACATCACGCAGTCGGCGTCCTGCTCGATGCTCCCCGACTCCCGAAGGTCCGAAAGCATAGGGCGCTTGTCGTCGCGGCTCTCGACCTGGCGGGAAAGCTGCGAGAGGGCGATGACCGGGATGCCCAGCTCCTTCGCCAGCGCCTTGAGCGCCCCGGTGATCTCGCT